GTCATCACACTCATCGCGACTTCGCAAAACAATCTCGCGAGGCCGTGTCTCAAGCGTCTGCGGGTTTACGAACATTTCCCGCCAGACGTTACGGCAAAGGCTACAGCCGCTGTGGCGGGAAGCTCGACGCTGACGATATCGGGTGCGACCGGGCAGATTGCTGTTGGCATGTACGCCGCCGATCCCGTCAACCCCGCAGCACTCCCGTGGGGCAATTATGGAGCCTACCCAAGCAACTATGTGACAGTTACAAACATTGTCGGCTCAACAATCACGCTGTCGTCGCCTATCGGCGCAGCTATCGCATCTGGCGAAAGCGTAAACTTCGCTTCGCCACGGGCGGCATTTGCACCGCTCGGATCATGCTCAGGCAATACACCAGGGTCGTCGCCGTGCAAATATCCTTGGGCGATCTACGGCTACAACGTCCGCAATCCATACCTTGACGAAATATTTGTTGAGCAGGCATGGAACGGCATCTATTTGCACGGAACGTCTACCGCGCACATGGGCTATGCGCTGGCGTCCGCATTCAATATCGGGCTGGACGTTGACGGCATCCACAACTTTCCGCAGTTCGATGACTACGAGTTTTGGAATTTCGGCGCGGCCAACGTCAACCCATCGCCGGCCCCAAATTATTATGCGCTGCAAAATGTTTTCTACGACGGCGCGACCGTGGCCGCGAACATCGGCGCGACGGATGGCGGCGCGTTCGGTCATATTCAGTCTTGGACCGGCAAGGTAAATCTCACAAGCACATTTTCCTTCGCCAACTTCGGCGATATCATGCTCGACGGCAATAACGCGAACCTGTCGGTTGCAAATTGCTTTTGGGCGCAGATCGGTCGGCTGTATTCGACCAAGAGTGCAGGATCGGCCGGGACTCCGCTGTCAGTTGCCGCGAACCCGGCATGTCGTGTGCTTATATCTAACATCTATCTACCGTTAACGCAGACGGCTATTTCGCTGTCGTCCGGGTCGCTTTCCATTTCCGGCGGATATTTGTGGGACGGTATTGTAGGTTCGGCGTCGTCGTTCGTCAGCCAGACAGGGGGCAATCTTTTCATCGCTAACACGATGCTGGACGGGGGCTCGCCTTCGACCGGACACACATGGCTGACACAGACCGGCGGCTCCATCAACTTCGTCGGCAATCCGTTTGTGTTCAAGCCCGCGCCAAATGGCGGAACGGCTCTTTCGCTGGTCGATAACGCCGCGAACAACGTCGGCGCGAACGGATGGAACGGCTGGACATTTACGCCTCCAGGTCCGCTCGGAACGTATTGATACGCCGCAACTGAGGCAACCTAAAATGACAATGATCCTTCCGCCCGTAAAACAGAGACCATCGCCCAACTTCTCCGCGACGCCGATCCGGCATGACCTCGTAATTGTTCATCGGACTGAGGGCAGCTATGCGGGATCGGTCGCGTGGCTATGCTCTCCTCAAGCGAATGCATCGGCGCATTTGGTCATGAAGGCGGACGGCTCGGAAGTTTCGCAACTCGTGCCGCTCGGGCAGAAAGCATGGGCGCAATGCGCGTTCAACTCGGCAGGCGTGAGCTTGGAAATCGAGGGCGTGTCGGCGCAGGGAATGGCTCCGCAGACCGTGCAGGCGGCGGCGCAGATCGTGGCGTGGCTTTGCGCGGCCTATTCGATTCCGCCGCTATGGGCTCAGGGCGGACAGGGGCGCGGGGTTTGCCAGCATCACGACCTCGGCGCATCGGGCGGCGGCCATGTGGATTGCTTCGGCGTCAATAGCCCCGAATGGCGGGGGTTCATGGACACGGTAGTGGCGGCGTACAAGGCGCTCCCCTCTCCTTTGCCAGAATGGGCGCTCCACGGGGCTCCTAGGCCAAGCGCGGTAGCGCCTGCGATGAACGTCCCGCTTGAGCCTTCGCACGGCGGCGCGTCTCGGGTTGATCCACTGCCGGCGGCACCGCCAGCCGACCCGACAGAGCGGGCGTCGTGGGTGCAGTCTTTCCTGAATGCACGCGGGGCGCATCTGTTTGTGGATGGACAGATCGGAGCGGCGAGCATTGCCGCCATCGCGGACTACCTGAGCAAACACGCATGACCCCGATCATCCTCCCGCATCCGACCGATTCGTCATGGAGCCGCGCACGGACCATCGTTGACGCCTTCCGAGCGCATGAGAAGGCCAATCCGTTCATCGTGGCGGCGCTCGCCAACGGCTACGCGGAATCGGCTTGGAAGCCCGTCATCGTCGGAGATCACGGGCAGAGCTTTGGTCCGTGGCAGCTCAAATGGCAGTTCTACGGCGAGCCGATTGCGGGCGCTCTCGGGATCGACATTCGCACAGAGCCCGATCTCGCCCGGCATGTCGATGCGGTACTGTTCGCGCTCGCCATGCCGGCCAATGCCGTGACGTTGAACGCGCTGAACATCGCCACGAATGGCGCGGACGCGACGCGGGCGTGGGCCGGAGGGTTTGAGCGCGCATCGGCCGGCGGGGCGGTCGATCGCCGCGTCTCCATAGCGGGGCAGATCGAGGTTTGGTTAGCAACCCAAGGATGACGCCGTGCCTCCGATCCCCGACGCCTTCGCCGCCGCCTATTTCGCGGCCTGCATCGTGATCGGCGGCGGCTGCGTCTGCGCAGTGATGATCGTCGTCGCCTATATGTGGCGCGGCGGCAAGTAGTAAGACTGAAAGGAGAACGGAAATGAACACTGACGAGCAGAAGTCACTAGCAATCAAGATCGCCATTATGGCGCTGTCCGGTATGGCGGGGGCGCTGCATCAGAACCTTGGGGCGGATTCCATCGCCGCGCTTGCGACGGACCTCGTTGACCTGGGGTTCTTGGCGGTCGGTGTGTGGATGCACTGGAATATGAAGAAGGTGCCAGAGAACGCCACCGTCGTCGCGCCGCAAGGCTATCAAGATCCGAGGTACCCGAAATGAGAACCCTAATCAGCGTGGCGATCGGCCTTGCGATCATGACGTCTGCCGCGGCAGACCCGCTTGGAAACCTGCTGAAGCAGAATGCGGCGAATGCCAATGGGGTGACTGTCGATGGCGTGAAGCCTGGAGGCAGTCTGATCGGGGGCTCGAACGTCTTCACGGACATCGCAAATTGGGTAGGCGGAGATCTCACTGCCGCCGAGACGTTGGCGATTCAAAACCCAGCATTGCAGGACTGGACCGGGTATGCGTGTTGGAAAGCTGCCGAGACGTTTGTCGGCGTGCTGAAGGCGCACCCGATCCCGCTGACTCTGAAGGCGGCCAGTGACGCCGAGGCTCTGCGATTGGCGACATCGGCAGCGAAGGCGCTATGTCAGACGAGCGCATGTCAGACCGTCTCGGGGGATTTGCTGGGCGGCATCGCACAAATGGGGTTGGGCGTGCCCCCGCCGATCACGTTGCAGACCCTATGCGCGAAGATCCCGAGTGTGACCCTCGGCACGCAGCCGGCGGGGTATGCGGTGCCGACGCCCTCGCCCGCGTCAACGACGACGGTCGCGCCACTACTGACACCGGCCGCAACGCCGACCCCAAGCGCAACCGGGACCCCGTAGAATGGAGCTATTCTGGGTAGGATGGGTGGTGTTCATCGCGGTGAGCTTCGGCTGCTTCGAGGCTTATGCGCTGCGCACAGGACGCCAGACCCTTAGCCGCACCGTATGGGACTTCTCGGCGGCGTGGCCCCCGTTGCCGTTTGTGGCGGGGCTGGTGGTTGGGTTCCTAGCCTGCCACTTCTGGTGGGGCGGCATAGTCTGCTTCGCTCCCGTCGCAAACTAAGGGGCCGCAACCGTGGCAGATAGGGTTGAGGTCTTGGAGGATCTTCGGATGAGAATCGCCCTACTCGAACAAAAGTTCGGCGACCACGAGCGCCGGCACAACGAATTTATGCAGCGCACCGACAAGAGCTTGGACGCCCTCATTGATCGGTCGAACGAATGGACTGTTGCGCTTAACGAGTGGAGCGGGATCAGGAAGACACTCGCCGTTATGGCGTCGATTGTCGTGACCCTAGCGGCTGGGATTGGCTGGGGCGTGCATCAGTTTTGGTCGCAGGCTAAGCCTTAGTGACCGCCTTGCGGAGGTTTTCGGCGAGGGCGTCGCGCTCAACGCGCATTGCCGCGTCATCTGCCGTCCGCCATCCGTGCGCGGCATGCTGGTCGGTGATCGCGCCAAGTTGGGCGCGTAAATGGGAAACATGCCCACGCTCAAGCTCACATTCATCACGCCACATCTTAGCCGCATCAGAATAGGCTTTTGCATCTTTGAAATTCTCATCCGCCCGTTCCTTCTCTGCCTCATAGGCGGCGATCAGCGCGAGGACGGAGGCGGGGTTGGACGCGGCGATATGGTCAGCATCGAAACTCGGGAATGACCCTCCCGGCGGGTTGGCGTAGATTGTCTGCCGGCCATAGGTCGCGGCGACAGCGCATCCCTCGCGAAATCCCCCATCGCCTACAGGCGGTTTCTCGCGCGTCCAAGGCCCCGGCGTCGCCCTCTTCGCCGCGTCTCGCATCCTCTCCAAATCAAATCCGGGTGTGGGTGTGTCTGTCATGGGGCGCATCCTTGCTGCAAATGATGAGGGGCTTTCCGTTCCCACTCGGCTAAGTCCTTTTCGTATTAAGGTTGCGCACATGGCGCTCCGAGCATTGCCAGTGTTCCGCCAGATCGCGGGGCGAATAGGCTGGCGGGGTCATGCGGGCCGATGTCCCTTCTCGATGCACTCGCGGAAATACTCGATTGCGATGCGCGCCATGTCGTCAAACGGGAAATCGTCTCCGCTCGCAACGATAAGCGCTCGCGACTCTGCCAATAGGTCGCGCGAAATCTTGCCGTCGCTCCGCTTCATCATCAGAGCGCGCTCCATGATTCTGATCGCGAGTTCCGCTTCATCAATCTCAGTCGCGAGATGTCTGTAAAGCAGTTCGCCGAGTTCGTATGATTGTTCGCTCATCAGTCTATCGTCCTTGTGGCTGGCGCTGTCATGGGGATGGGTCCGTGGGGAATGCCTGTCATATCCCATCTCCCGCCTTGCGGAGGTCTGCGGCGGAGGCGGCGGCGGCGGCGGCGGCGGCGGATTGTCTCTTAATTTCGTCGTCCAACGCGCGCTCAAGCGTTTCTTTGAAATCAAGATTCCCATCCTCACGGACCTCGCACCCCTCTGTGTCGATGGCGATCAGCATGGTGTGCGGACGGTGCGGAGTGGAGACGTCCATTTCTGGGCCGAACGTTGTGACCAGCGCGCGCCAACGCGCGGCGTCCTTCTCCAACTCCGCAATGCGAGCATTCGCGGCGGTTATTACCTCATCCCGTTCGCGTTCCGCCTTCTCGGCGCGAGCTTTAAGGCCACGCACGTAAGCGACTTCGTGGTAGTATAGGTTCTTCGGAACCGCGTGAATTTCTAGCTCGCTCATCCCCATCACTCCTTCAACGGCGCTTCGCGCCTCAGCGCGTCGATGGCGGCGAGGGCGGCTAGTGCTACGTCAGTATTTCCCATAAGGTTGTCGATACATTGGCGGCGACCCGCGATTATTTCCAACGCCTCCCGCGCGAGCCGCAGCGCCTCGTCGCGGGGGTCTGGCTGGGCGGCGGGGATGGGGATGGCGCGTAAGCACTCTCCAAGCGCAACCTCGTCTGTCTCGCCTTCCCCTTTGACCCACTGTCCGCTTGGATGCGTCCACAACCAGAACGTCATCCGCTCGCCGTTGAGCCGGTAGTCATTATGAACTGCAACTGACCAGCCCGCCTCTCGCATGGCGGCAACGGGATCGGCGGGGTGGGTCATGTTACTATCTCCCAATCATCCGCCAACAGGTCCGGCGTCGATGCGTTCCAGCCGGGCTGGAACGTCCCTCCCGCTGTCAGAAGCACGATGTACGAATGATACATGCGCCCGTCACGAAGGCGCGGATTGCGCCCCTCGATTGTGCTTTCTAAATCGTCCTCCAGGTAAATGTGCATCCCTTTGCCGTTCCAACCGGCGCGACGAACGCGGTAGTTCTGCTTCATTGCCGCCACTGCTTCTCCGATATTCATGATTTACACTCCTTTGATAGGATCGGTGGGGTGGGTCATGGCAGGAACCTCACGAAGTAAGCGATGATAATGACGATGACGACCAAGAGCGCCGTGGCGTAGCGCCCGTCGCGGTTCACCGGATCGGTTGACCAAATCCAGACCAGCGCAACCATGCCGCCGCCCGCGAGCGCTCCGGCGAGTAGGAGTAGATTGTCAGCGGCGGTTGGGGTCACGGTCGCCTCCTGAACCAAAGCTCCACGAACACGCCCGCCGCGTTGAGCGCCAACGCCAGCGGCAGCAGCGCCAGTTCCGTCGCCAGGGCTGCGCCGTCCCGCGACGGCGGCCATCGGTCGCGGCCAATGCGTATCGAAGGGTCCGGGGCGTCGCTGCGGTTCGGGGAGATCGGCTTCACGCGCTCGCCGCGTTCGTAGGTGGTCATCGTCGGTTCCCCTCGTCAACGATTTCCACTAGAAACGCGAGGACCATTGCGCCGAGTTGGACCGTCTCCTTGCGCAACGCCGCATAATCACGCTGCGTTTGTTTCTGTTTGACGATATCCCAAAGTTCGTCAAATTCCTCTGCGATGATGGCGTAGCCTTCGTGGGCGGATGCCATCTTGGCAAACTTTATCCGGGCGCGTTCAAGTTCATTGGCAAACTCAATGGCCCTTGCTTCTGTAGCGTTCAATACCACGGGGTAGCTCATCGCAGCCGCCTCCCCTGAACGTCCTGTGCGGCGCTGAGCATTTCTGGCAATAACTGCGCGGCGAATGTATCGTCGCCTGTGCGCTTTGCTTCGAGTAGAACGCGGCGGACTACCTGCTCGGCGGAAATCATCGACACGGTGAATTTGCCGTATGTGAACATGATAGATATCCTAACTGATATGTTGATTACATCACTTCGCTACGCTGGCGCGTCACGATAGACGGAAACGTAAGAACGGTATCGGGCTCAGGTTTCTGATCCTCTGGTGCGGGAGTGCGCCCATTGTGGTACTCATGGTCGCGTTGCGACATCGCTGCCGCCAGCCTTACGCCTGCGTTGAAACGCTCGCGCACGGCTTGATGCGTGGCATATGTCTGCGCAGAAACATAAAGTTCCAGCGCTTCAAACAATGCCTGAATTTCGCGATTTTGTATCTCGGACATTTCGGTGTTGTAGGCTTCGATCAGATAGTCGGTCATCAACCTTCTCCTACAGACAGATGCACCCTGCGATCAAACTCATCATGTATGGCGCGCAAAACCAAAGTTGCCCCAATTTCGTAAACCGGAACGCCGTGACGAACTAACCACGTTCGCGCCAATGGCGTGTATTGTAGCGCCTCTAATGGACAAAGCGGCAGGGCGCGATTGAGCATAGCCATTTTGTCATCGTTGGTAAGCGGGTGAGATAGCATAGCCTTCACTCCGATATTTTGGAAATGATTTCGCGCGCTTCGACGATAAAATATGCAAAAGCCTGAGATACGTTTTCGTCGCTCTCTTTGGCAAGCCGCTCAACTAGCGCGATACACGCCGGGCCAGGATCGAACGTCGTGGCAATACGCGGCTCGATATGCCGTTCGGTTGCTTTAGCCTTTCCCGATGCGGTCGCCGTCTCGACGGCTTTTTGCAACGTCTCGACGCCCTTTTTAGCGCCTTCCTTGCGAATTGTTTTTGCCGCCAGCGTCGCCGAAACTTTCCCCTGTCCAACCAATGCGTGAGCTTCGGCGGGAGCGGATAAAAAATCAAGAGCATTGTTGATATGAGTTATGGATTTGCCGCACCGCTGTGAAATTTGTTGGATCGTCAATCCGTGACCCATGAGGCGCTTAAATCCTTCGCCTTCTTCCGCGAGCGTCAATCGCTCGCCATTGTTGGATATAATCAGGTTTATATCGCGGTCAACTAATTTGGTTCCCTTGGCCTCGGGAAGCGCCGGGATGGCGAATAGTTCGACGTTGCCGCGCTCGATAACTCGCAGGCTGGCGAGCAATCTCCGGTGGCCTGCCGTGACGTAATAGCCTTCATCATCCTTGCTATATTCGATAGGATGCGAGTTGAGAAATCCTTGCGTTTCAATTGAATTTGCCAGTTCTTCAATGCCGGCTTTGAAAGCTTCCGTTGTCATGTCGCGGATATTCAATCCGGCTTTGATCCTGACACGGCGCGGATCGATCATGACCGTCGTTTGTCCGCGCGCAAATTCGTCTCTGGCGGCCATCTGAGTTACTCCGAAATAGTTAGTTTTCCGTCTTTGCAGACGAGCCACGCATCAGCCGGCACGCCGTCTTTACCGGCTATCCCGCACGCGACGCTGACGATGTTGAAATTATCGTCTCGCTCGACGGCGAACATCGCGTTGCCGGCGGTGCCCTTGACCTTCCCGCCCAGGCCGCTTGCCGTAGCCGTGCCCTGATTGCCGCTTGCCGTAGCCGCGCCCTGATAGCCGCTTGCCGTGGCCGCGCCCTGATCGCCGCTTGCCGTGGCCGCGCCCTGATAGCCGCTTGCCGTAGCCGTGCCATGATCGCCGCTTGCCGTGGCCGCGCCATGATCGCCGCTTGCCGTAGCTCCTTCATTATGGCCAGTTGCGACCGGGCCTTCCGACCACTTCGCTCGCTTAAAAACCCATTCAACCGCGCGTTTTGTCAAGTCGCCGAGTGAGATTTCCGCGTTGATTGTGATCTTGGCGGATGCGATTTTGTTGCCGTCTTTGTCGGTTTTCCCTGACTGATCGACGTCATGAAATACCGATGTTGCCGGCGAATAATATTCAAACGCCGAAAGTGGGTGTTCGTCAGTTGGGCATGCGTGGAAGCCATTTTGACACGCTTTTATGTCGCCAGTGACTTCGTATGACTTGCCAGCCTCGAATTTGAAACCACGGCATGACAAGTTTTTATCAAACCCTTTGATTGATTTGATTGTTTTTTCCATCTGAGTTACTCCTGTTAGTATGCGTTGCTTCGTTCAATATCGAAATCTTCTTGTGCGCTTACCGCGAGTGTGTCTTTGTCGATAGTGTCCACGATCCAATCGCAAAGCCCTTTCGTCAGCGGCAATGGTTCGAGTTTGCCGCCCCCGAAATCCATTTCAAGCCCGACGACTTCGACCGCATCAACTTCGCATCCATCGGCAGGCAATCCGCCGTGGGAATAGCAAGGCGGCGTTTCCGGCGACCCAGGGAGAAACTTGAACTTCACGCGGGCTACAAGTTCGAGCGTGTCGCGATCCTGCAACGAAACTTGCGGGTAGATGGTGGCGTAGTGGGTTGACCAGCGGCTCATGGTTCGCCTCCCACGTCCTGAAATGCGCTTACTGGCGGGCGAACTCCGTCACGAACTTCCTGATAGCGAGCGCCAATCCGTGCCGCAGCTTCCTCAACAGTTTCCCCAACGTTGTAGGAAACGACGGCTTCCTCATGGTCGGATGGCGCATGTCCGGCATGACGCATTGTGTCGTTCAAACGACGCCAAAACTCGTTAAAACTCCATCCCTCTTTGCTGTGTTTTGCAGTCGGCCGGATCATGTCTGTTCTCCCGTAAGCGCAATCTTCGCAACCTGTCCGCAGTGGTAATAGGCGCTGTATCTGGCGTAGTAGGCAGCGTCGTCGCAGTTGCCGGTGTTCCCGAAATCTTCCGGCTTGGTTAGTGGAGCAAACGCGGTGATCTCAGTGAGAGCGCGGAAATACCGCAGTTCGCGTTCCTGCAAAGCAACAACATCAAACGCCAGCCCGCGCTCTGTCGCGTCATCACGCGCTCCGCATGTCGGGCAGTAGGTGTATTGCTCGCTCATGCCGATTACTCCGTAGCCGGGATCGCGATGCGCGCGGCATGGGCGAACGCGCGCTGAACCATCACCTCAATTTCCACGCGCGCCAGAGACTTCTCGACGTGCCGCATATTCAGTCCGTCAAGTCGCCCGTTGATTTCGTACTGGCGGCGCAGATAGCGCAGCGTCGCCACAAGGTCGGCGACCGTATCGGGAGTGAGATTATCGTACATGGCATGATCCTCAATGCGGGAGTTGATCGGCGCGCGCGCGGGCTGCGGCGCGGACTTCGGCGGAAAGCGGCAGGGTCGGCGTCCGCCGCGCCATAATCCGCTGAATATCGGCGTCGGTAGTGGTGTCTTTGCGGCAGATGGCGCGGTCGCGGGGCGTGTGTTCCGTGAAGGCCCAAACATCGCGAGCGCCCCGGATCGGTCCGTAGTCGTCTTCCATGTCATCCCCGGTGTTGTGGCGCGCAAACCGCGCCTAGTTGGATCATTTGAAAAGATCGGCCCTGTATTTCGGGGCGTCTGTTCCAAGAGCTTTCACGGCGGCGGCTCTAACTTTCTTGAAAGCGTCGCCTGCCTCAGAATTTGGCCCGAATGCGTTCCACTGAGTAACGAACATTTCTAGGGCGTTCATGACCGCTATGTGGTCATATGAAAGCCCGCGCTCTGTCGCGTCATCCCGCGCGCCGCACGTCTGGCAGAATGTGGGGGCGCTCATTGGCATGATCAGATCACCTCCAGCGTCCAGAGGCGGTTCAAGTCACCTTCGCGAAGGCAGAAGCGCAAAGCCTCGTCGCGGGTGTCGAAAATGCGGGTTTCGTCTGATGAGGCGCGGTAGCAACGGAACTTGGTCATGGCCGTATCCTCAGAACGGGAGTGCGGGAGCTTCGACAATCCGCTTGGCGAGACGGACTGTCTCGCAAGCCTCGATGCCACCGCAGAGAGAAGCGAAAGGATGCTTGCGGTCGTGAGCGACAACCGCCTCGGCGGCCCTGCGGAGCTTCGCGCCATTCTTGGCTGCGTAAGCGGCTTTCAGAGCGGCAATTTTCTTTTCCATCTTCGCCTCCATCGCTTTCGATAGATGCATATTCTCACGGCGAATTATTCCCGTCAATAGGCTTTCCGAATATTTTTTTGCGTCCAAAACGAAAATAATCATTGACACGAATTTTAGTTTGTCGGATCATTCGCGCCATGAAACTATCCGACTATATGGCGCAAGCCGAATTGACCGAAGCGCAAGCGGCAATCCTGTTCGGATGCTCGCAAGCGACGGTCAATAAAATCAAGTTGGGGAAGCAGTGGCCTTCGCCTGGTCTTATGCGCCGCATCGCGGAGGCCACTGCCGGAAGTGTCATGCCTAACGATTTCGCCGGTCTAGCGACCGACACAGAAGCTTCGGCAATAGCCTTGCCGAAGGCCCTGGTATAGGGCGTTTCCTCCCTATGACTTGTTGGCGCGGTTGAAAGATCGCGCCAACTTTTCTCCAACTTAGGAGTGACGACTATGCATTACGTTCTGATTGGATTGTGCGTTTGCTTGCTGATCGATGTCGTGTTCGTCATCGCGTGGGCTAGATTTCGAGCGCCGACTAGATCGAGCAATCTTTCGCTCTCGGCACATCATCGCGCGGGAAAGAGCGCGCCACGGGATCGGGTTTGAGTGAAAAGAGTTCAAGCTCATAAGTTCTCCTTTCGGTCGGGGCAAACGTACTCGAAAGGTCTTTGCAAATGGTCAAACTCGACTTGCTGAGTGGAAAAATGGCGGCCGGTGCGTATGTCAATGAAGCGCGAGAATGGGCTCACGCATTGACGCGCGCCGAAAGTCGTTTCCCTGGAGATTATGGACAGGCTATGAGCCGCGTCGCGTCGAAGATAAAAATTCCGCGTAGCGTTTTGTGGAACCTTCGTTATAGAATACCAAAATCAATTAGTGTGGAACACTATGCTACATTGGGGGCCGCATATGATGATAGGCAACGCAGTTTATACAAACAAGAGCGTGCCGAAGTCTCGCCAAAGACGCCATTGGGCCGTCTACTTGTTCGCGCGGCTGATTATCTGGCTGGCGAAGAAAGCCTAGACCAATGATCTACGAAGACGACATTCATAAGCGGGTATGGGCGATCTACGAAGCCTATAAAATGCCCGATACCGTGATGTTTCATATCGCGAACGAAGCGATACGAGGTCCAAAAGAGCGCGTTAGGTTCAAGGAAATGGGCGGTATTCCTGGCGTTCCCGATTTCTTTTGCGGGGCGTTGGGCAAGTCATTTTTTCTTGAATTGAAGCGTCCAGATGGGCGGCTTTCAAAAGCGCAGAAGGAATTGATACCGCGTCTAGCTCATAACGGAATGGCTACAATGGTTGAATATTCTACTATCGAAGCTGTTCGATTGCTGCAAAATCGCGGCGTGATCGATCCGACTGTTAAATTCTCCTAAGAGGCAAATCAGATGGCTGTCAGTCTATCAACCTTGCGGCGCGTCACGGCGAACAAGCCCGCGCGCGTCCTAATCTACGGCCCTCCTGGGCTTGGCAAAACAACTTTAGGAGCCGAGTTTCCGGATACGGTGTTCATTCAGACGGAAGACGGAACGTCAGGCGATCTTGAGTTGACCAGCTTTGGCGATGAGCCAATTACGTCTTTTGTCGAAGTGATGCAGGCGCTTGACGCGCTTCTTTACGAGCCGCACGATTTCAAGACGGTTGTGATTGATAGTATCGACAAGATGGAAAAGCTCGTCTGGCGATATACATGCGAAGAAAACAAATGGGAGAATATGGAAACTCCCGGTTTTGGGAAAAGCTATGTCGCGGCAGATAGCCTATGGATGGATTATCTATCGACATGCGCCAAACTTCGACACGAACGCGGCATGACAACTATCCATATAGCCCATTCGACGATTGAACGCTTCGACGATCCGCAGACATCATCGTATAGTCGTTACGATATTCGATTGCACAAGAGAGCACTCGGCTTGTTTCAAGATGAAATGGATGCTATCTTCTTTGTCAATCAAGAGGCCAGCATTAAGGTTGAAGATGCTAAGGCGGTGAAGCTTCAAGGAACAACATACATTAAGAAAGAAACTAAGGGCGTCGGCGGCGGTACGCGGTGGATTTATACCGAACAGCGCCCAAGCTTCGTGGCGAAAAATCGATACAACATGCCTGAGAAAATCATGTTCAAGCGTGGTGAGGGCTATGCGGCGCTCGCGCCTTATCTGCCTGCTATCGTTGTTCCCAACTCTAAGGATTAACCCGAATGCCCAAAAACAATTTAATTGAATTTGTCGTCAGTTTAGATCGGCCACATGGAGCCAGCATCAGCGATCTAAAAGATTATATCGAGGAATGGGTCGCGTGCGGAAAAGGCTCACGACCCCCTGATGATCCGATATTTGATCTTGATGGTGATAGCGTCAAGGTCAAGCGTTTTACGTCGCGAACAAAACCCGCATCCAAGGAGTAACCAAAATGGCCGATCTAGGTGAGGTATTTGACGCCGAAACCATCCCCGCATCCGAGTTCAACGGCGATCCGTTACCGGCGGGAAACTACCAAGTTCAAATCACGGATTCCGAAATCGCTTCGACGAAAGCGGGTAACGGAACCTTGCTCAAGCTGACGCTCGACGTAGTGGAAGGCGCGTTCATAAATCGTAAGTTGTGGGTGCAACTTTGCATCCAGCATACGAACGAAACGGCGCAGGCCATCGCCCAACGCGCCTTGGCTGACATCTTCCTGGCGACAAATACGCCGCCCTCGCGAGAAAGCTCGGACCTTCATTACAAGCCGTTCATGGTCAAGGTCGTCATCAAGAAAGATGAGGTTTACGGCGACAAAAACGAGGTCAAGACATACAAGGCGATTTCCAGCGTTCCCCAAACGCCTGCCAGTCGTCCCGCGCCGAGACAAGCCGCAACTCCCGCAAAGCCGTCAGCGCCCGCAGCATCGCGTCCGTGGGGGCGAAATGCAGCCGCAGGCCGTGCGGCGGCATCGGCGGATGACGATATTCCGTTTTGATCGGATCGCCCAGCCAGAGGTGGCGCATCTAAATAACACTGGCAGATTGCGGGGACCGGCCTCCTATCTGGGTCGTTAGCTCCTTCTCACGAAAAGAATCGGCGAACGTGTGGATGCCCGATAATCGGTCAACTTCTGTGCGTTTCGCGCCAAGGCTCTTTTCAGTCCTGACCAATCCGCGTGGCATCTGCGAGAGTGGCCTAATTTGTTTCTGTGGAGGCTTTGATGAGTGAACGAGACGACATTGAGGACGCGGAATCTGATATTTTTGACGCATTAGAAATCTTAGAAAGGAGAACCGGCAAACGTATTGCTAGAGTTAAAATTGACCCTGATAACCTTCACGTTGAAATTTTCTTAGAGGACAAAGAAACAGCCAATGGCTGAAATACAGTGAAAGCAACCATTATCACTGACGCCAGCCTATGCGGACAGACCGGAGCATCCGGTTGGGCCGCCTGGGCAAAGTCTGACACGTCGCCAGTATCTCAGAGCTGGTCTGGCGCACTAAAGGCGTCACCTAACAATTCTGGTGAGGCTGAATTGTACGCAATTGCAAATGGCCTTCATGTTGCCGTTAAATCAGGTATGCTCGATGGCATCAGTGATATCATGATACAATCAGACGCAACTATAGCTTTGGGATGGATTGTTAGATTAGTGCCATGCGCCACAATTTCTGCGCATAAAAATTCATCCCCACTGTCCATCCCTAAAATAAATCCAACGCAAAACGTCAGCGCCGCAATTGCACATATTCGTAATATTTGTGATATGTTAAACGTAAAAATTACATTACGCCATGTTCGCGGACACACGGCTGGTAATGGGCGTCATTGGGTCAACCGCAAGTGCGATCAGTTGGCTAAAGCGGCAATGAAAACAGAACGAGCCGCGCGGGCGCTCGCCAATGGCTGAAATCCCGCCGCCATTTCCGCACACGGTAGAAGCCGTCTACGCATTCTTAGCTCGCGGCGCTAGTTTGGGAGATAGCGCGGGCGTGTCCATGTCGGACGCCATAAACCCATGCGACCGCGCCATCTGGTACAAACTTCATTGGGCCGCTCCATCAAATCCTTTTGACGGAGCCGGTGCGTCTCGATTGACAACTGGCCTGAAATGGGAAGATCGGTTGCTTGACGATCTCGCCAACATCGGCGTGACGTTCGGACATTATCAGAAAAAGGTCACGTTGGCGGGAGGATTTCTGCGAGGTCGTACCGATGCGACCGCGACGGGCTTAGTTGAAGCTCCAAAAACAGAGCATGTTGTCGAATGCAAAAGCCTGAAAGCCGAAAAATTCCGCGCGGTCGTCAAACACGGCGTCGCCAAGGCTATACCGGAGCATCACGCGCAGTTGCAACTTTACATGCACGCGCTCAGCCTGACACGCGGAGCGTATTGGTGCGTCAACAAAGACACCGACGAACGCCACCTTGAGCGGGTGCATTACGATCCTGTTTTCTGTATGCAGACAGAGGCTAGGATTGAGCGCATCGCCAATCTGGCGGAACCTCCCGCACGTTTGCATGATGATCCGAACGCCAAGGCGGCTTTTGCGTGCCTGTACTGCCCGTCGCTTTCGATCTGCCACGAAGGCGCTTTTCCGCGTGTCAATTGTCGGACGTGTATATATGGTACGGTCAATCCCGAAAGCTTGACGTGCGAGAAAAACAAGACGCAACGCGATTACAAGGCTCAGCAAACAGGATGCGAGGAACATAGGTTCATTCCTGCTTTGGTTCCAGGCGAACAAATTGACGTTCGCGCTGGCGAAAAGATTGTTTACAAAATGTCATACGGTAACGAATGGATTGACGGAGACAAATGATGAATCCGAATTACGATGATATTCCTAAAATGCTGTCCGCAGGGATGCTAGGAAAACAAATTGCGAGTGATCTAAACGTAGATCAATCTACAGTTTCCAGGCACGCCAAAAGGCTTGGCGTATCTGTCAGGCGTCATCGTCGAGGTCCGATCTTGACCGCGCTCACAAATGGACCACTCACAACTGCGGAAATAGTTAGCATCACGGGCATAAAAATGAGAGTTGTGTCAACGCTATTGTGTCAGATGGTGAAACAGGGTGTCGTCGAGCGGTGCGGTCAGGCGAATAGAGACAATCGCGGCGGACGTATTTATTTCTGGCGTCTTTGCCATGAGGTTGAGCTATGAAATTCTGGACGGAAGAACGCATCGAACAGCTACGAACGCTTTCCAAGACGCATTCGTCGGGAAAGGTCGCCGTTGAACTAGGTTGTTCGCGATGCGCCGTATCTGGCGCGGCGGCTCGCAATGGAATTTCATTTGGTTCCGTTGAAGGCAAAATTAGGTTTGACTGCGTTGGAAAAGATTATATCAAGAAGGAACCGAAACCCACAAAGCCTCCGAAAGCTACCAAGAAGGTGGTTTTCAAGCCAAAATCCGTCATCATTCCCGATGAGCCAAAGCCGGAACCTGTCGTCATTCAATCTAACCCAAAAACCATATGGGAGATTGGCGACTTCGATTGTCATTGGCCGCTTGGCGATCCCCTCTCGGATGAATTTCGGTATTGCGGAGCGCCAAAGTCAGGCAAGAATTATTGCGCGGGTCATACGAAACTGGGGACGCGGCAATGAATGATTTGTCTGAATATCGCAAACTGATTTCGACCAAACGGATTGCGGCTATTCCGACAGGAATAAGCCGAACGCCAAAACTGAACTCATCCATGTTTGATTATCAGGAATCATGCACGCAGTTCGCGCTTCGCGCGGGACGATCTGCATGTTTCCTAGATACCGGACTTGGCAAAAGCTTTATAGCTTTGGAATGGGGGCGATGCGTCGTCGAGGAAACAAATAAGCCCGTTCTCATGCTCGCGCCGCTCGGCGTTGTGCATCAGCATTTGGCAGAAGCGGAACGGGTCGGTGTAGAGGCGAAAGTCAGCCGAACTGGAGTTCCGCCAGAGACGCCGCAAATCGTCATTACCAATTATGACAGATTGGAAAGATTTGATCCTGATGCTTATGGCGGCGTCATTCTCGACGAAAGCTCAATTCTTAAATCGTTCTCTGGCGTCACGACGCGCAAGTTAATAGATACATTCAAAAACACGCCATTTCGTTTGTGCTGCTCGGCGACGCCAGCGCCGAACGATCATATGGAGTTGGGTCAGCACTCGGAATTTCTTAGCGTCCTGTCTCAGTCGCAGATGCTTGTTAGATGGTTTCTGCACGATAGCGCGGACACGGGAACGTGGCGGCTAAAGGGTCACGCGACGCAAATATTCTGGGATTGGGTAGCGTCGTGGTCGAGATGTTTGTCAAAGCCATCCGATCTTGGGTTTTCCGATATTGGATTTGAAATGCCTCCGCTCAACGTTCACAAGCATATCGTGGCGGCGGATCGCTCTCAGGATTCCGGTGCGGAAAAAGACGGTCAAATTCGATTGTTTCGCATTCCTGATACGTCCGCAACATCAATCCACAAAGAGAAACGATTGACTAAAAACGAGAGGGCAATTAAAGTTGCAGAGTTGATGGCGCGAGAGCCTGACGAACCTTGGATTGTATGGTGCGATACGAACTACGACGCAGATGCTTTGCGCGAGCTTATGCCTAACATCAACGAAGTTCGCGGAAATATGTCGCCTGACGTGAAAGAGGACAGATTAAACGCTTTTACAACCGGTCAATCACTAACCATGCTTACTAAAGCGAGTATCGCAGGATATGGGCTTAATTGGCAACATTGCGCTCGCATGGCGTTCATGGGGTTGAGCTTCAGCTACGAAAACTATTATCAGGCAATTCGTAGATGCTGGCGATTTCGACAAAAACGCGCCGTAGAGGTTCACGTCATATGTGCAGATACGGAAGCGTCGATATGGGACGTGGTTTCGCGCAAGAGCGGCGACCACGAATACATGAAGGCGGAAATGTCGGCTGCAATGGCGCGCGCGCATAGGTCGAGTGAAGTCCTTTCAAACTATCGTCCGCAAATGGAAGCATCGATTCCGAAGTGGATTTAGGAAATTCGACGATCAATGATCGGCGGATAATGTAGGCAACCAAAACAGGAATGGATCAATGAGCATTACGGTTACGAAGACTGTCACGACCGCTGACGGCGTGACGCACAAAAATAAGGAGGACGCCAAGAAGCATATTTGGGGCGTGCACCTGACTACGTTGGGTGAGGCTAGCGCCGAAGACATCGAGGACGCGATTGACAATCCCGGAAATCCCGAAGTTGCTTTGCTCCGCGAGGCAGTCCGCGAGGTTTACCTGAGGGTTTGGCCGCGCGCTAATCTCGGCGTTCCTCGCGGGAAAAAGAGCGCCGACGCCGCGTAAAGCTACTCAAACATATGGTGTCAACATGAATGTATTCGATCAGCACGTTTCGGATCGGTTTGCGGCATACAATGTTGATACCGTCGAGTGGACGGCAGGAATGCCGTCCGATTCGATTGATTTCAGTGTTTATTCTCCACCGTTTGCTCATTTGTTTGTTTATTCCGACAGCGAGCGCGACATGGGTAACGTCGCTAGCTACGATGAATTCAAGGAAACCTATCGGTTTCTAATCAAAGAGATATTTCGCGCGACAAAAGAGGGTAGAATTTCAGCCGTCCATTGCTCGGATATACCGACAACCAAGTCGAAAGACGGCGTGATCGGCCTGTTCGATCTTCCCTCCGTTATTCGTGAAGTCCACCAAGATGAGGGTTGGGATTATCACAGTCGCATCACGATCTGGAAAGATCCGGTTGTGGAAATGCAACGGACCAAGGCGCATGGACTGCTTTACAAAACGTTCCGAACGGACGCGACGCGATGCCGGGTTGGAATGCCTGATTACATGATGATATTTCGCAAGCCTGTGGACGGGGCAACGTCAAAGACGCCCGAACCTGTTTTGCACGATCCTAACCATTATCCTGTCACGACATGGCAGGAAATCGCTTCGCCAGTGTGGCGGACGATCAACCAAACCAATGTTCTCAATGTCAAAGTCGCGCGAGACGATAAGGACGAGCGCCATCTTTGTCCATTGCAGTTGGACGTTATCGAGCGATGTTTAACGCTGTATTCAAACCGCGACGACGTGGTGTACTCGCCATTTCTCGGAATTGGATCGGAAGGCGCGGTTTCTCTAGGCATGGGACGGAAATTCATAGGGACCGAGCTTAAGCCGGCGTACTACCGTCAGGCTGTGAAAAACCTAGTTGAAGCTGAGCAACGCGGACCAATCAACGATCTTCTATCGGCGGTGTAACATGGCTACATCCTTCTGCAAGGAATGCGACGAAATCACAGAGCACGATCTTGATCCAGAGGAATTTAGAGCGGCAATTATCGCGCTAAACAGGCGTCGATTTGTTGATCTTCTCGACGAATTGGAAAGGGCGCTTCCGTCAGAGTTTGTTGGATTGGCTGATGACGTTATCAAGTGGGCGGGGAAATCAAGATGAAACGCGCCGTCCTAATTCTAATTCTCTTATCAACTCCATCAAGCGCGCATGACATTTATACAAATCTGCGCATGAAGGATGGAACCTTGCCGTGTTGCGGAGGGCCGGATGCAGGCGCATCACGCGATTGCTGGCGCACGATATATCGAGAGCGCGGCGGCAATTTCGAGTTTCGCACCAACTCTGGCGATTGGGTTCGTGTCCCAACGGATCGAATACAGTTTACGCCTATTCCCGGCGATCAGGTAGAAGAAGGCGAAACGCACGAAGCGCATCTTTGCTACAAAGACGATCCTCAGACCGTCGAGAATTATCACGAATATCACAACACGGATCGTCTATTGAAAACAGAAAGCGGCGCTGAGATTGTGTTCTATTGCGGCATAATTCCTCCTGGCGGCTTATGAGCATAACCGATCACAACCGCGCCGTCCTGCTATGTGCGGACACGATAGCCAAGATCGCCGTCAGGTTGTCGGCGGCTCCGTGCGATAGCCCGGCTCAGCGAGCGCGTTTTATCTATTGGTTGGACGTGATCTCCGAGGAAATACGAACGTTGAAGATTGAATTAGGGGAGAAGGCGAACAAATGACCGAACTTCGATCCTATCAATCCGACGCTATCGAAGCCGTGCGTAGATACTGGCGCAACGGCGGCGAAAATCCGCTCGTAGAAATGGCTACCGGGACCGGAAAAAGTCTCACTATGGCAGGACTGATAAAGGGTCTACTTCAGGAATGGCCTAGCTTGCGCGTGGTCGTTCTCGTCCACGTCCGCGAGCTTGTGTCTCAGGACGCTATGGCTATGATCAAGGCGTGGCCGGGCGCTCCTATCGGGATCAATTCCGCCGGACTTGGCAAGCGGGACAGGCATAGTCAGATTTTGTTCGCTTCGATCCAATCCGTCTACAAATCCGACATCGGGCCTCGCGACCTAGTTTTGATTGATGAATCGCACCTTGTGCCGAAAGATGGCGAAGGAATGTATCAAACATTCCTGACGCGCGCTCGCGAGTTGGTTCCTGACATGCGTGTTGCGGGCTTTACAGCTACGCCTTACCGATCCGGCTCGGGTCGATTGGACGAAGGCGAAGGGCGCATTTTCTCAAAAATAGTTTACGAATATGGGATCGGCAAAGCCATCCGTGACGGCTATCTTTCGACGCTGATTTCCAAGGCTACGGCGACCTTGATTGATGTTTCTGGCGTGCATGTTAGAGGCGGGGAGTTTGTCGCGCGTGAGTTGGAAGTCGCCGTCGATAAGGATTTCGTGACAAAGGCCGCTGTCCAAGAGATAATTGATTATGGCGCATCCCGGCGCGCGTGGATTGCTTTCTGTACGGGCGTTGAACACGCCGAGCATGTCCGGGATGAAATACGCAGACACGATATTTCGTGCGAAATGGTTTCAGGTCATACGCCGAAAGGCGAGCGCGACCGTATTCTAAATGCGCTCAAGGCCGGTAGCATCAAATGCATTACAAATTGTTCCGTGCTTACGACTGGATTCGACGCGCCGAACGTCGATATGATTGCACTCTTGAGACCGACGCTCAGTCCTGGGCTTTATGTGCAAATGCTTGGGAGAGGGACTAGATTAGCTGATGGCAAGACGGATTGTTTGATTTTAGATTTCGCTCGCAACATTATGCGGCATGGTCCCGTCGATAAAATCAGCGTTCGATCCGCAACGAAAAAAGGCGAAGAAAAGGAAAGCGTGCGGGCCAAGGAATGTCCCGATTGCCAGACGTTGCTTTATCTTGGTGCGCTCGAATGTCCTGTGTGCGGTCACAGTTTCAGGCATGACGAGGACAAGCTACCCAAGCATGGCGTTCGGGCGGATTCCGAACATTCGATCTTGTCAACTGGCGCTCCGACGTGGATCAACGTTCAATCCATGAAGGCGTTTCTGCATGAAAAACTAGGTTCGCCTACGTCAATGCGGGTTGAGTATTTCTGCGGTCTAACGACACAGCGGGAATGGGTATGCCTTGGTCACGATGGTTATCCGCGCTCGAAAGCTGTTTCGTGGTGGAACAGGATGGGCGGGAAAAATCCGGTTCCGATCACAGCAGAGGAAGGGATTGCGCGCTTTGGCGAGCTTGGACAGGTTGAGGCTATTCAAATCCGTCCTAACGGTAAGTTTTTTGATGTTGTTGGCGTGAAACTGCAAAGGAGAGCAGCGTGAGCGAGGAAAAAGACGATGGCGGACCGGCGTTTCCAGTAGACAGGGCTAATTGGGGCATGGACCGCCTCCCCGGCATGAGCCTACGCGATTTCTTCGCGGGGCAGGCGCTTGTTGGTTTGCTTGCGAATCCTGAAGACGGCTCTATCGTCAAGCAGGCATACCTCTTTGCCGACGCAATGCTCGCCGAGCGCAATAAGTGACATGCGCCAATATCCTCATCCAACCCTACACGGTCAGCATCTATGCGCGATCTGTCTCGGTTGGACGGATTGGGGTCAATCAATCGGACCTAAAACGCAACGTCACGTCTTTCGATGCGACGTTTGCGCGCCAGTCGGTAAATCGTTCGCGGACATGAGCGATGCAGGCCGAAAGAAAATGCGTTGTGAAGGCGTTTACAACGCATCGGCTGGCATTGGCGAATATCTCGAAAGATTGGGTAAGTCCGACTTTAACAAGATGAGTGAGAAGGAGTGGTATGATTTTTTGCATAAGGTGATTGAGGAATATGAGACGGCTATTCGCGATATAACGAGAAGGTTCCACTAGTGAAATGGTCGCGCTCCCACTTGAACCGGAAGATCCTATTACGGCGTTGCGGCGCGCGATATACGCTCATGGATTTCAGCCCGTCCCGGTCAAGACGAACGAAAAGGCTCCAATCAATCGCGCGTGGACGCTTATTCGTGGCGTTCCTCCGCTCGCGCATATCACGCGCAACACGGGCATAAACTGTTCTACAATTCGCGCCATAGACATAGACATAGACGATCCCGACGCGGCGCAAAAAGCCGTTGCGCTTTCAATCAAGCTACTTGGATCAACTCCGCTCATCCGGTTTCGTTCCAATTCCCCGCGCCGTCTTCTCGTCTATCGAGGATCTGGGCCAAAGCGTATCATCAAGACAACGGCTGGCAAGGTTGAGGTTCTTGGCGCAGGCCAGCAATTCGTCGCCTTTGGCGTTCATCCTGACGGGTCAGAGTTTGATTGGGAAGGCGAGACGCCGGCGACGTTTTCGCTTGCCGATCTGCCAGAGGTTTCCAGCGAGGTCGAACAGACATTCGCCGTCGCGCTAATCGAGGCGCTTGGTGGGCCTGTTCCGGTTGATTTCCAGCCGTCATCCGTGGTGCCGATCCGCGCGCCAACGCGGGCTATCGAAGCATGGGCGCAAGCGGCGCTCGACGCCGAAACGCGCGAGGTCGCATCCTGCGGCAAGGGCGGACGAAACGACACGCTCAACAAGGCTGCATTCTCGCTCGGCCAGCTCGTGGGCGGCGGGTATCTTCAAGAGGCCGATATTGTCTCGGCGCTTCGCAACGCGGCCTTGGCATGCGGCCTAGCGCGCGAGGACGGATGGCCGGCGACGAACGCCACAATCCGATCCGGGTTGTCCAAGGGACGCCTACAGCCTCGCCAGAAGCCGGAACGCGATATAGAGGTCCCCGTCACGGTTGTAGAAGCCGCCGCCGCCATGTCGGGCGCTCGCGCCAAAAAGCCCGATCCCGTCGTCATCGATCTTGGCGCGTCCGTCGATTGGGCAAAGCCTGTCGGTCTGCTTTCCGAAATCGCCAATTGGATTTTGGCGACAAGTCCTATGCCAAATCGTCCGTTAGCCGTAGCCGCCGCAACCGCGATCATATCGACCATTTGCGGACGCCATCTCTATTCCGCATCTGCGACGGCGATGAACCTTTACATAGCCATGCTCGCCAAAACAGGCGTCGGCAAGGATCGCCCATTGTCCGCGCCTGGGGAGATTTTCAAGGCGGCTGGCATGCCGTCGCTGCGTCAGTCCGGGAAGTCTTTTGCTGTTTCGGGATTTGAAAGCATGATGGTGGATAACCCGTGCTGTGTCGCGATTATTGACGAACTCGGCGCAAATTTGATGAGCCGGATTTCGCACCGGCGATCTTCAACCCATGAACAGGCCATCAAGCCGCTTTTGCTGGAGTTATGGTCGCGAACAATGGGCAAGGACGCCTTCATGACGACGCATAGGGCACAGTCGGCTTCCGTGCCTGTCAGGAGCCCGTCCCTGACGATCCTAGGTGCATCCACGCCTGAGAAGTTCTACGCGACCTTGCAGAATGCGGACGCTGCGGACGGCTTTATGAACCGATTTCTGATCGCGGAAGCTGCGCCTCGTTGTGATGAGGACGAGGATATAGAGACAATACCAGTTCCGCAGATTGTAATTGATTGCTTGCATGGGATTGTTCCGGCGCTTGGCGGTAGCTTGGGTAATGTACTTGGCGTGTTCTCGCCGAACGTCGAAGTTCCCGAGCGCAAGCTCGAATGGGCGTATGGCGTGCGGGATGCGGTGAAGGCTTTCAAAAAACAGGTCAATGAGGTTGTGACGGAAGCCAAGTACGGCGACCTCTGGGGCCGTGTGTACGAATATTCGATCCGTCTAGGTGGTATCCATGCGGTCAGCCGAGCCGGCGCTTATGCCGAGCTTGAACTTGTGGACATGCAATGGGGCGCGGCTTGGGCGGTATCGAGCGCAAAATCCATGAGCGACGCGGCTGAGAATATGATGGCTAAGTCAGGATATGAAGCCGAGCTAAACGACGTTAAGAAAGAAATTCGAGATGCTGGAGTTATCACTAGGTCGCAATTGCTGCGCGCCATCCGGCATATAAATGGGCGCGATCTTGAGAATATCACAAACCATTTGGCGGGGGCCGGAATTGTCGAGAGGCAGGAAACCAAAGGGGTAGGCCGGCCTCTCGTTAGTTTTAGGTGGAAGGGGTAGATTATTTCCCTTCGGCTTTGGCGATGGCCTTCATTGCATTTAAAGCTTCTGTATCATTGTCCCTTTCTGCACTCCAAGGGCTACCTGGGAAATCGTATTCCGAATGCATTTGTCTTTCGTATGATTCCAGTAGTTCCTTCAGCGCCGCCAGCAGTTCGGGCGCAGCGGCGATTAGGCGGGCGTTGGCCTCATGTGGTTTCCCCCAAGTTGAAGCTACATAATCGTATTCGTTGCATTTTATGGTGTGATAACATTTCTGGCCATGCGGTCCGATTGCCAACTCGAAGCGCCACGGCCCCGGCGTATGGCCGGCGCTCACAGCAGCCACCACGCGATAACAGCGCCAATTCCGCACGCCGCGCACAACGCAAGCATAAGCTCGGCAATGTCCCATGCGAACGCGGCGATCAGTCCGGATAGGGATGGAGTGAGTTCGTTTGACATAATTTATCCTCCGACTATTTCGAGAAACTTTTTAGATTGAGCATCCTCCGCAGCATCCTCCGCAGCATTCCACGCAGCATTCCACGCAGTAGCCCACGCAGCAGCCCGCGCAGCAGCATCCGCAGTAGCCCACGCAGCATTCCGCGCAGCAGCATCCGCAGTAGCCCACGCAGCAGCCCGCGCAGAAGCATCCGCAGTAGCCCACGCAGCATTCCACGCAGCATTCCACGCAGCATCATCCGCAGTAGCCCACGCAGCATTCCGCGCAGCATTCCACGCAGCATCCTCCGCAGTAGCCCACGCAGCAGCCCGCGCAGCAGCATCCGCAGTAGCCCACGCAGCATTCCGCGCAGCATTCCACGCAGCATCCCGCGCAGCAGCATCCGCAGCATATAATTCTCGATCTGTCGCGTCGCCGTTAGCGTGTCGTTCCGCTACATCAATTTCCGCAATCGACTGTTCGTCAGTCATCAAATGCTGCACCTGACGCGCGCACCATACCGCGAACAATCTCCATTCGCGTGCGTGTTGCGGTTCGGCTCGGCAACACCATATCGCGTCATCCAAGCCGTTGATGCGTAGGATTTCGGCGTATGGAAGGGGTTCATCATCCGCAGATGTTTTGCCAAGCCCGGTTAGAAGTTTTCTCCATCCGTCCCCGCACGGGCCATGCGCGCGAATGCGTTTTAGGGTTGTTGTAAGCATGTTCAAACTCCTTCTACCAATTCGGCGATATTCGGAAACATGGCGGTAAGTGTCACGCCTTGCGCGTTAGCGTGCGCTCGGATGACATGGTGCAGGGCGCGGGCGCAATCGGCCAGGGCGTCGGTCTTTTCCTTGCCGGATAAGTCGCTGGCGTCGATGATGGCGGTTCCTCCTTTTAAGTCCTGTTCGATTTGGTATAGGCGAAATTCGATGTCGGCGAAGTAGTCGATTAGGTTCATCATGGGTTCTTACCTTCCAGATTTGACGCGATTTTGTGTGGCTTCTGTTTCTTTCAGATTTCCTCTGCGAAACGCATTGGCTATGGGGGAGACGCGCGCGACATTGGCACGATGAATAGCCATGAATTCATCCAATGTGACTTGGCGGGGATTTGAACCGTCAATGTCGGTTATGGTGTAGGTTTTCATGGCTAAGGTTCCTCTCTCCTTAAATTCGTCCGATGAATAACGGTCTAACCCCGTCTGCGGTGGAGGTCAAGCGTTTTTTTCGTAAAAATATCTTCTTTGCGATATTTTTTTATGGTAGAGATTGACCTGTAAAAAGGAGACAATCGCCATGACAGAAGATTACAAAAGTTTGGACACTAAAACAAAAGTTATGCTCATTGCGGAATGCCGCGCCATTTTTGGGAGGGAGGCGGCGAAACAGCTATGCAATGACTTGGGGTTTGCTTTTATTGAAAAACAGAAAAATACTCCTTTTATGGAGGTGGAATCCGTCTTTATCCTTATCAGTAATAAGGGCGAGATAACGCGATCTGAGGTGTTGCGCACCCTCCGATGGATGAACGCATCGGCGTTAAAGAAGGCGGTCGATAAGCTCGTCGCGGACGGTTTGATCGAGGTTCAGTCTATTTCTCCACTCGGATATGGCCGTCCCGTCCATCGCTACAGGCTCAAAAATACGCCAACATCATCGCAAAGTCATTAAATCGTTGATGTTACAACTGAAAAAGTGCCTGAGCAAATTTTTCTTAAGAGTGAACAAATCATTGCAACCCATTGATTTTGACTAATTAATTGCATTAGATAATTACCAATCGCGTGATATAGCAGACCTATTTTCCATTCTAAGTTCCCGCGAGTGGTCTAACGAATATGTTTACATTGCAAACATAGGAGTTTGTTCCTAAAACAATTAGCTATATTCCGCTTTAGAAAAACTGTACAAATTATTGATTTTTCATACAAAAATGTGTTTATAAGTATATATTCCTATATTCCATTACTACTCCTATTTTTGAGTATGTTCATATTATGTTCACGTCTATAGGCTTCAAAAAGTGTGTCTAAGGAAGGAAGCTTTCGAGGGGCAGTTCGGCTTAATTTTTCATTCGGCCTTAATTATTAGCTGCGCTTGCCTCATCCCACGAAATCGGACAGTCTCAATTCGTGCTAGGAGACGCCCTCATGAGCGCCAGTCCAAACATCACCATCTGCCGCCCAGGCGAGCGGTCACGCCACATCGTCCGACGATCCAACCCGGATCGGCCAACCCAAACTCGAATTTCGGGATTTTCGCACGAACGTTTCAATGCCTCTGCGGAGGCCGCACAGACCGAAGTCGAGACGCTGGCTGTCGTCCTAGCCCAGCCGCACAGAAGGGGCGTCAGCGACCCGCGTAGCGAGCGGGCGGGTACAGCCCTAGGGCGATATTGCAGCGGACTGGGAACGCCGCTATGGCTCGCGGGCAACCTCTGGCACGAAATGACCCGAGCCTATCAGCAATCCCTCGATCTCAACGTTCCCGATAGAGGCCCCGGAACCGGCGAAGGCAAAACCGAAGATCAAATCGCCGCCGCAAACGCACTCGCCATCCAACGCCGAAAAGACGCCGAACACGCATTAAATTCCAGAATTGCAATCGGAATTATGGATCGCCTAACCATTGAAGATCGCGACCCTGCATCATCCGAACGCGACCTCGCGCTGAAATCCCTCTACAAGCTCGCTAATCATTTCAAAACGACGCCTCGAAGGACAATTGACAATGACTGAAAAATTTGTGAAAAACAGGCTTACCATGACAGCCGAATTGCGCCTATCATGACGCGCGATCAAGTCCTTTCCGCCATTCGAGGCGGCGCAACAACTTCCGCAGAAATCAGCGTAATCGTAAATCAGCCGTATAAATTAGTTTGTTTAATGTTGTATAAAATGAAAAAATCAGGCGTAGTCGTATCAACCGAACATCCAACATTAGTAAATATAGCCGGTAAGAAAAAACTTGTATGGCATATCGTCGAAGGCTTTGAGCCTCGAATTAAATATTCCGAAGCGGCTCTAAAAGCTTATTCCGAAAGATGTATTGCAAGACGGAACAATCCTGAACTTGAAGGACAGCGTAAAAGTGCTTGGTACGCAAGTATGCACGCAAGATCGATTGAAATCCCAAACTGGGTGTTGCCATCTCATCGCCGAACTTATCGCGAAATAGCCCGCGTTCTCGACGAAGAAACAGCCGCAGAATGGGCGCGTAAGGCTAAACGTATCGCAGGCGGTCATGTTAGACCTATCGAGGGAAAAACAAATGAACCTGATGCTATCAACTCCAGCGCGTGATTATCGCGCAAGCTACGAACTTCTCGCGCAAACTGTCGAAGCTCTGCATGCGGAGATTAAATCTTTGAGAGAGGAAAATGATAGATTGCGTGGAGATAATATCGTGGTTTCCATGTCGGATACTCTCGCGTGCGCTATGTCGCACAATGATGACCGTCTTTCTTTTCCGTTCGATCCGTGAGTAAATCTTATGACCGGACAGTTTGGATATTTTGTCGCGCCGGCTTGTAGGCCAAATCCAACGTACAAGCCGCATTATTTCAGAGCATATGGCTTCTGGTGGCGCGTTGCGCATAAATATGCAGTTCCGCAAGCGATTGTAGGCGACCCGTGGAACCATGCCGCGTAAATCTGATTACACAGACATAATTGCAGACGAAATATGTGATCGGATTGCGAACGGCGAAAGCCTACGATCAATCTGCAAAGACGAGTTTATGCCGAGCGTTTCCGCTGTCATGCGATGGCTCGGAAATCCAGCAAACCACAATTTCCGTGAGCAGTATGCACGCGCGCGGGAAGCCCAAGCTGACGCCATCTTTGATGAAATGCTTGATATATCGGACAATGCCATAAACGATTGGATGGAGCGAGAGGGCAAAGGCGCGGTCGGATATGAGGAAAACGGCGAGGCGATCAGGCGCACGCAAATCCGATTGGATGCCCGCAAATGGGTTCTGGGCCGCATGTCTCCTAAGAAATATGGCGACAAAACCACGGTTGAAAGCACGTCCACGGTCAAGGTGGAACATACGCGCAAGCTTGACATTTCTACGTTGACGGACGAACAGCTTGATGCGTTGGAGGGAGCGTTGCGTGAGACTGTGGCGCAGTTGGGCGGCCCTGTGATCGAGCACGAGGAATGATATATGATATCCTAACGCTAATCGGCGTTGTGGCAATTCTAATTCGACAGGAGAAACTAATGGCTACTGCATCCGATATCGCTGCCGCCGTCGCGGCCGAAGATACCAAAATCGACGCGCTGATCGCAATTGTCCAGGGCATTCCGGCGACGCTCGCGGCGTTGCAGGCTCAGGTTGCGGCGGCTCAGGCTGCGGCTCAAGCTGCTGGCGCTGATCCGACCGCGCTCGATGCGATCAAGGCGACCATCCAGGCCGAAGGCGCGAAGGTGGATGCGGAGATCGCGGCTTTGACGCCCGCGCCTGCTGCGCCTAATCCGTGAACTACCTATGAGTGACGTAGACCCGTATTTTTGTTCGCGAGATCATGATGCTGGTCCTGGCGCTTGGTGCGTTCGTGGCCCTAACGGTTTCAAAATGACCGTTGATGGTCTGAAAAAAGAACAGGCTTTTATCATCGGGAAGATTTTGTCGAGCAAATCGAAACGCTTTCGATTTCGTATGCCGACTGGCGCAATATCTGGGAGCGTCGGATGAGTATTCGCGCCGTTTCCGTGAACTATCTCGCCTTAGCGATTGCCGTCTCGTTCGCGACGCCGGCAATCGCAAACACGCACGGCCTCGGTAGCGCGGTTGCTGGCAGGCCGATGATCTTTCGACTGCGGTCTGTCTTGAGGGAGGCAGAGAAATGAGTAAAGAGATTCGTGATATGCTCCTGAGGCATATGACTGGCGAATATGTATTGACCGGCTGGGATATGTACGGAAAGCCTACGCAAGAGGTGATTACAATGTCGGCAGTCGGTCCTGGTTTCATGGTGGGCGGCGATAAAACGGCAGAGGAAGTTCGTCGCAATGCGGTCGTGGTCTATGGCGAAGGCAATACGTTTGAAACTGCCGAGCCATCTGGCCCTGATAGCTTTGAGCCAAAGCATGATCCGTTCGATCCGAAGAATTGGGGAGTGTGATGAAATCCGCCCTTCTCTCCCGCGTATCTCTAGCCGCATTAGCTACCGCCTTGCATCACATTCTGGGGCCTGTTAGATTTGCGCCGACTTCCACCTGACACTCGCTTAGACTGGCGCGATCCAAACATGCCGCTTTACGATAGCGTTGCGAAGCGCATGGTTAGCCATAAATGGGTTCAATCCTATTGCGCTAAAAAGTTTATGCCAGATGGCACGGTTCATCCGGCTAAGGAATCGTATTGGCGAAACGATCCGACATACAATCTCAGGGTTAAGACTAAACGAAATGCGGCTGTGAAGCTTGTCCAAGATTGAACTTCCGTTCGGCGTCAATCCAACCCGAATGCTATTCGACCTAGAACGCGACCGATGCGAAAGATCGCTCGTCTACTTCATCAAACGCGCATGGCACGTCCTAGAACCGTCCGCGCCTTATGTCCACAACTGGCATTTGGACATGATCGCCGAACACCTGGAGGCGATTGACGAAGGCGTAGAAGTCAACGGGAGGCCATATAACCGCCTGCTAATCAATCTGCCGCCAGGCGGTATGAAAAGCCTCCTGCTCAACGTGTTCTTTCCGGCCTGGGTTTGGGGGCCGCGAAACAAGCCGCACATGCGTTTTCTTTGCGCGGCTCATAAGATTGAAAATCTTTCCGCTCGCGACGCCTACAAAATGCGGACGCTGGTTACGTCGGATTGGTTTCAAGCTCGTTGGGGCGATAAGGTCAAGATCAGTCAGGATCAACGCGGCAAGCTGAACTTTGCCAACGAGGCGACGGGCTTTCGCATTGCAACCGCCATTGGCTCGCTGACAGGCATTCGAGCCGATTACGTGATGATTGACGATCCTCATTCGGTCGAGAGCGCCACGTCAGAAGTTTCGATGCAATCGGAAGTGAACAACTTTCTTGAAGCCATCCCGACGCGCCTTAACGATCCGATAAAAAGCGTGATTATTTGCATTATGCAGCGCCTTCACGAAGGAGACATATCTGGCGTCATCCTAGACGAGTTAAACAAAAAGACGCCCGGCCTTTGGGATCATGTGATGTTGCCGATGCGGTTCGATCCGCGCCGAGCTGGCCCGACGCTGTTGGGAACGTGCGATCCGCGCGAGGTCGAGGGCGAATTGTTTTTCCCAGAGCGGTTTCCGCTCGACGTAGTAAATCGTGATGAGGCTTCGCTAGGACCATATGGTGCAGCCGCGCAGTTCGCCCAAGAGCCTGCGCCTCGCGGTGGCGGCGTCATCAAGGACGAATGGTGGCAGCTTTGGACAGAGGACAAATATCCGCCGCTGGATTTTGTCTGCGCCTCGCTCGATACCGCCTACACGACCAAGCAGGAAAACGACTTTAGCGCGATGACGATTTGGGGCGTGTTTTCGTCTGAGCGGACAGCGGTTGCGACGCAAGCCTCAAGTCGATATGGTAGATTGAGTGAGCTTGAGCCGCGCGAGTATGGCGAGAAAACCCCGCAAGTTATCATGCTCTACGCATGGCAAAAGAGGCTTGAGTTCCCTGATTTGGTTTTGCAAGTCTCGAAAGACTGCAAGCGGTTTGCGGTCGATTTGCTACTCGTCGAAAGCAAGGCGGCGGGGATAAGTCTTGCGCAAGAGCTTCGCCGAGCGGTCGGACACGAAAAATTTGGCGTGCAGTTGATCGATCCGAAGGGCGGCGACAAGCTGTCTCGGCTGTATAGTGTGCAGCATATCTTCGCCGATGGCACGGTTCATGCGCCGGATAAAGAATGGGCTGAGATGGTGATTAGTCAGGTTCGGACCTTTCCAAAGGGAAAGCATGACGATCTTGTCGATACGTGTTCACAGGCGCTTAGGTTTCTTCGCGATGCGGGTTTGCTTACGAGAGCGCCAGAGCGTCTTGCGGAGATTGGCGAGAGTATGAGACATATTGGGCGTTCTCCCCCTCCTTTGTATGCAGTATGAGGAAATGAGCAAGACTAGAGAAAGTCTTCAACTTGTTATTTTCTTTGGTCTTCAAACCCCGCCGCCGGGGTTTGACCGATCATGGGTTGCCTTGACGCGAGAAGATGTGGACGAATGGCGTGAAAAGTTCCCCGACGATCCTGATTTGGACGAGCTGATAAAGGTATCGGCAAGCCATAGGAAGTTTCCCAAGGGGACTAAGCCAAGGTTCTTAAAGGACACTATGCGTAGATTCTTGGAATATCTGAATGAAATAGAAATGCGTGAGCGTACACCTTCTGATGTATTGTACTTAGGATAAAACAGTTGTCCCTAACTCCCGGCCTATCGCCAAATATCAGATCACCGTTTCCTCAACCGCAAACTCCAGACCTCGGCCCTGACGTTATCATCGAGGAAACCGGAGATAATGGCGGCGATAAGCCTATCGTTGATGACAACGGCAACGTCATCAAGATCGAACACGCGGACGGCTCGATAACGATCAGCCTGGACGGCAAGCCGATCAACGATGAACCCAAGCGCAAAATTGGATGGTTCGATAACCTAGTTGACGATATCGACAAACTCGAACTAGGGCGCATCGCCGAAGACTTAATGCGCGGTATCGAGGACGATATTACAAGCCGCAAGGATTGGATCGAGGAACGCGCAAAAGGTATTCGCCTGCTCGGGCTAAGTCTGGAAAGCCCAGGCGGGTCTCAGCCAGCAGACGGCGCTCCCGTCGAAGGAATGAGCAAAGTTCGCCATCCCCTTTTGCAAGAGGCCGTGCTTAGGTTTCAGGCCAACGCCCGATCCGAAATGCTTCCGACTGACGGGCCGGCTAAAATCCGCGATGATAGCAATAACGGAACCGTCAACCAAGACACGCTGGCGAACGCGCTTGAAAAAGACTTCAATCATTATCTAACAGTCACGGCTACAGAATACTACCCCGATACAGACCGCATGTTGCTGATGCTCGGCTTTGGCGGCACGGCGTTCAAGAAAGTCTATTCCTGCCCACTCCGCAATCGCCCTGTCAGTGAGCATGTGGACGCAGAGGATTTGATCGTCAACAATGACGCGACAGATTTGCGCAACGCCAAGCGCGTAACTCATCGCGTGATGATGAAGCCTTCGACCGTCAAGCGTTTGCAAATTCTAGGCGTCTATCGCGATATAGATTTGCATACGCCGATGATGGCAGAGCGCGATGCGGTCAAGCGCGAGAAGATGGCGCAGCAGGGCGTAACAGAAACATCAATGCGTCCCGATGATCGGGATCGTGAAATTTACGAGTGCTATTGCGAGCTTGATATTCTTAGTTTTGAACACAAATCTAAAGGCAAGATCACGGGATTGGAAATTCCGTATCGCGTGACGATTGATGTTTCGACGAAAGAGATTTTGGCGATTGTCCGCAATTTCGATGAGGACACGAAGGAACTGCCGGAAGCGAAAGACACGTTCGTTAAATATACGTTCGTTCCCGGTTTTGGCTTCTACGATATTGGCCTGCTCAACATTCTTGGCAACACGACTATGGCGGTAACAGCCGCTTGGCGTGAGTTGTTGGACTTGGGCATGTATGCCAACTTCCCCGGCTTTTTGATCGCCGATATGGGAATGAGGCAAGACACAAACATTCTTCGCGTTCCTCCAGGCGGCGCGGCCAAGGTCAAAACAAATGGACTGCCGATCAATGAAGCGGTAATGCCGCTTCCCTACAATATGCAGTCCGCGCCTTCGTTGATGGCGTTGATTGAAAACATGGTCGAAACAGGCCAGCGCGTCGGCGGAACGGCGGAAATGCCGGTCGGAGAAGGCAAATCTGATGCTCCGGTGGGAACCACGCTTGCGTTGATCGAAGGCGCAACCAAGATTTTGAACAGCGTTCATAAGCGGATGCACGCCTCGCAGGCGACGGAATTGCAACTCTTGGCTGAGTGCTTCCGAGAGCATCCCGAAAGCTTCTGGCAGAAAAATAGGAAGCCGACGCGCAAGTGGGATGAGGATACGTTCTTACAAGCTTTGGACGATTGCAATTTGGTTCCGCAAGCCGATCCGAACACGGCGTCTCAGATACAGCGTCTTATGAAGTTGGCGGCGCTGAAAGAATTGCAGGCTCAATCGCCTTCGCTGTACGATCCGATTGCGATTGACCGGGCTTGTATTCAGGCGCTAGGCTTTAGCAATCCCGAACAGTTCATGGCTCCCCCGAGCGCGATGGGTCAGCCGCCGCCAGAGCTTACCAAGATGCAGCAAGAGGGTCAGGCCAAACTAGACGAGGCGAAGGCAAAGGGCATTATGGCTCAAGCCAAGTCGGATGAGGTCAAGGGTAAGATTGACCTTGAAAAGTCTCGTCTGCAAATGGATATGGGCAAGGGAGACGGCGGGACGCAGCCGCTCGATATCGTCAAGGCCAAAACAGCTTTGATGGACGCCCATACGAAGGCCAAGCTTGCCGACGTGGATCAGGCGGATTTGGCGTTGCGCGCCAGGAATGAGCAAGCAGACCGTTCGAGTGCCGAGCATTTGGCGACGATGAATTTGGCGAAAGAGATTATGATCCACAACAGCACGCAACAGCATGAGAACATGCACAAGGCGGTGGATTTGGCGCAGCATCAGGGCGATATGGCGTTTGATGGAGAGCATAAGGTTGCGGATCGGGATGCGAAGGGCTCGCTGGAAAGTGAGAAGCTGAAGGCCATGAGCAAGGCGAAGGGTAAGCCCAATGTTCCCGACTGATCCTGACAAGGCCATGCGCCAAGCCATCATGATCGCCAAGAGGATCAAACGCGCCCCTGGCGGATCGGTCTATCTCCCCGGCTATGGCATGGTTCAAATCCCGTCATGGACTGTGCCAACGGCTTCGACAATCCCGATCAAGCCGGGCGCAAGTCCGTTTACGCCGAATGGCAACGCTATCCCAAACCCGACGTTGCCTACGGCTGCGGCTTCGACGCAAGCGCCGTCCGCTTCTCCATCTTCTCCCGCGCCAATAAACGCTGCCGTGCAAAACCCTATTGGAGGCGGCTCCGCGCCTGCTGGAGTATCGGGCGGCAACGCGCCGTCAACTAGCGGTCTTGGCGTTAATGGCATTGGCTCGGACGCTGCGGCTTCTGGGGATGAAGGTGTGGGGATTGGCGGGAGTTCGCCATCTGCGCCCGCGCCATCTGCGCCTGCGACTTCCTCTCCCGCCGCTCCCGCTTCCTCTGTAACGGCGAACACCGCTCCATCAAGTCCTGCGCCTGCGGATACCGCGCCTACTACCAGCGTTGCGCCTCCCGGCG